ATTTGCACTTTGCAGCATTGGATGGATGGAACGTCTACTTTAGAGGTTACAAAGTTAGGTAAGGAAGGAAAAAAAGTTGTCCCTGTAACAGAAGTACACGAATGGACTACTCCGCAACGAGAAGAAAGAATTGAAGATTACGAATTAAGTATTCAATCAGGAAAAATAACGGTGGTGGAAAAATGAGACGTGAACAAGTTTTAAAGCAAGCAGACAATCTTGTGAACGGCGATCGGGCAAAAGATTATGGCGATGCGTTTGAAAACCATGAGCGCATTGCTGACGGTTGGAACCTCATTATAAGTTCCGCCCTTTTAAATCATGGTAAAATAACCCCTGCACACGTTGCACTAATGATGGACTGGGTCAAAACCAGTCGGTTGTTAGAAACTATAGACCACATGGACTCATGGATAGACAAGTGCGGGTATTCTGCGTTGGGCGCAGAGTTTACAAAAAATCAAAGAGAGCAGGATGAAAACAACAAAAATGCAATTTCCACTATTCACGCCAAAAACTGAGTGGGTTCCGCCGTCGGAGCTGCCAGACCTACGTGGATCTAAAGTTCTATGTATAGACGTAGAAACAAGAGACCCGCACATTAAACAAAAAGGGCCGGGCTGGCCGACCAAAGATGGTGAGGTAATAGGCTACGCTATTGCCACCGAAGGTTGGTCTGGATACTTTCCAACACGGCACCTCGGCGGGGGCAACATCGACGAAAGCATCGTCAAGAAATGGTTGCAAGCGCATCTCAAAACAGAATGCGATAAAGTCATGCACAACGCCCAGTATGATCTGGGCTGGTGCCGTGCGATGGGCTTCGAAGTCAACGGTCGCATTATAGACACAATGATGACCGCCAACTTGTTAGATGAAAACAGGTTTAGCTACAGCTTAAACGCGCTGGGTTACGATTATCTAGGTCAAACAAAAAACGAACGTGACCTTGTAGAGGCCGCAAAAGAATTCAACGTCGATCCCAAAAGCGAGATGTGGAAATTACCCGCTCAGTTTGTCGGACAGTATGCCGAACAGGACGCTACGCTGACCCTCAAGCTATGGGAGCATTTCCAAACAATGCTGAACCGTGAGGAGCTCTGGAACATTTGGGAGTTGGAAACCAAGCTTCTGCCCTGCCTCGTCGATATGACAATGCGGGGTGTGCGCGTGGATCTGGATCGTGCGGAGCGTAGTAAGCAACACGTTATGAAGCGTGAAAAAGAATTAATGGGCAAAATTAAAAAGACTGTTGGCGCCGACGTAGAAATATGGGCAGCGCAATCCATTGCTAAAGCTTTTGATAAAGTTGGGCTTGAGTACCCTAGAACAGAAAAGGGCGCCCCATCGTTTACAAAGCAGTTTCTTAGCGAACACCCGCACGAGCTGCCGCAAGCTATTGTGCAAGCGCGAGCTTACAACAAAATCAACGGCACGTTTATCGACGGCATTCTTCGCTTTGTTGGTAAAGACGGACGCATCCACGGGCATATCAATCAAATCAGATCAGACGATGGGGGCACTGTATCTGGGCGAGTTTCCATGTCAAACCCCAACCTTCAGCAAATTCCTGCACGGGATCCTGAGCTCGGTCCGATGATCCGTAGTCTGTTCCTACCTGAAGAGGGGGAGCAGTGGGCGTCCATAGATTTCTCGCAACAGGAACCACGGATCGCGGTTCATTACGCAGATGCATACGGCAAAAGCACAAACACGGAATTAAGTGGCGTAGCTGACATGGTAGATGCATACACGAACAATCCAGATACAGACTTTCATACGATGGTTGCGGAAATGACAGGGCTAAAACGTAAAGCTGCCAAGTCTGTAGGGCTCGGTATCATTTATGGTATGGGTGTGAACAAGCTTGCAGGCGAATTGGATGTATCCGTGGACGAAGCAAAAGATATTCTGAAGCAATTTAACTCCAAACTTCCCTTTCTGAAGCAGCTCAATAGTGGTGTACAGCGCAGATTAGAAGATCGTCGCTCCAGCGGATCCATACGATCCTTGCAGGGGCGCAAGTGTCGCTTTAACCTTTGGGAGCCCGACACGTTTGAAATGCATAAGGCCATGCCTTACGACGAAGCGGTCGCGGCTCACGGGGCAACCACGCGATTAAAGCGTGCGATGACTTATAAAGCGCTCAACCGACTTATACAGGCGTCCGCAGCCGATATGACAAAGACGGCGTGGGTCAAAGTATACGAAGCGGGGCACTTGCCGCTCATTCAGGTACACGACGAACTAGCTTTTAGCGTGCCAAACCTTGATAAAGCCAAAGAAATACGGGAAATCATGGAAAATTCCATGCCTTTGTGCATTCCAAACAAATGCGATATTGACATTGGCGCCAATTGGGGAGAAACTAAAGAGACTTAAACCTCGATCCGCAAGCTACTAGGTTTAAGTACTGCTCGATAAGGTCAACAGCGGTCTTTCCTTGTTCTCGTGTTGACATATTGACCTCATACTAGCCCCTGACTTCTCTCCTTACGAAGTCAGGGGTTTTTTTCTTGAACTTTCTATACAATCTTATATATTCTCAGATAAAATAAGGGTTTTGTCCTATGGATACAAAAAAATGGGCGAGTGTGCTTGTACCACGAGAAACCTACGAGGAGTTGGTGGCCGTGGCATTCATTGAGGGGCGCACAATTGGCGGTCAATTACGCATGATGTTTGAGTTTTGGAAAAGCAAAAATTTGACGCCAAACGATTTGAAAGTCGTGCAGAGTCAAATAAGAAAAAACAAAGCGGCTAGAGACGAAGCCAAAAAAGAAGAGCTCGACGCTGCCGCCAAAGAAGAATTAGATAAGATCGTTATTTAAACTCGATAACCTTTACTACGCCATCTGGAAGTTATTTTTTTTAGTTGCGCCTGAGCGCGCCATAAGTCCTGTTGCGCGCTCGGCGGGGCATCGTTTCGTCGTGCCGTGTCTTCAAGATTATCGACTATGGTATTCCAATACTTCAAAGTTCTTTCATCTAAGTAATGCAGTGGAATACGTTCGTCTTCAGTCATTTTTTATTTGTCTCCTTCCGCCACGATTGTCTTTCCTACGGAAAAACAAGTTGTACCGCTTAGCTTGGCTGTAGACGCACTGTGGAGAGACGTCCAGCGCGCGAGCGGTTTCAGCTATAGTATACCCATCTTCAGAAAATTTTCGATAATTTTCTAACGGTATACCTTTTTTAAGCGGATGCTTGCTCGGTTCACTCATTCTGCACCCCCTCTGGACGGAGCTTGGGTCTGATCAATTTAGATACAGTGTTCGACTTTTGACACGTCATCATTATGTCGTTGCCGTAAAGGTCGTACAGATGGTTGTAGAGACCATCTGCACTTCCGCTGTTCATAGCTGACGAACAATGTTTCTCGCTTTGAAACCAAACCGCCGTTTCAAACTCTTGGTCTTGCACACTGTATGCAATCACCATCGCGGTAAAGTATTCAATCATGATACCCTCCAGACACGATAGGCGCCGTCCCTTCTGTCGAGTTTGGCCGCTTTCGTAACAACGCCTTTGACGCCGCGTTTTTTGCCCCAGAAATTATGTATAGAAGCTTTAAGGATCTTTGCCTCCTTACTGTCGGCTACTAATACACTGCTGCCAGCAACCATTTTGCTGGCCAACAAAGACCATCGCCCAGATGTTTCAGGTACGGGTATCTTTTGCGTTACGTCATACAAAACTTTACCCGCTTCTTTTGCCTCGTGAATAGTGCGGACATCAGAAGTCTCTGTTTTTCTACCAACTTGATCCAAAATAAACGTCCCCCTCATATCGCGATGACCACGGCAACAATTAAAATTGCAATCAGTAGAGCCCAGATAACCATACGCTTACGCTTCTGACTTTCTGTTTCTGCTACCAGTTGCCCCTGAACAGAACGTTCGACGGCTTCTACAAAAGGATCGACCTTTGGCTCCTCAATCGTGCGTATACGATCGCGCGCCACGGGCGTCTCTTTGGACTTGGCGTTTTGTTTAGCCCATTTGTTGATTTCGGTTTTAGACCAATGTTTTTTCTTTTTGTATTTTTGTTGACTTGGACTAATACCCGTTACTTCTTCGGGCTCTGGAAACGTTTTAAGCCGTGTACGACGGTAAATGGTTTGTACAGACAAACCCGTGATTTCCGACACTTGGTCGATATTATATAATTGTTTTGGCATTTTTTCCTCCTTACCAAATTAAATTAATTTTTCTTTTTTTGATGAGCCATAAACCTGTTCAATTTCTAGTCCCATCAAAGTGGCCTTACCCCTCTTGTCTACATAGAATTCAACGTAAGCCTTAAATATTTTATTAAGAGATTTATAGCAGTCGCAGACTACAAAAACTTTTTCCTCTCCTAATCCACTTAGGGCAACAGCCGTTTCAATTTCAAACGCGTGGGGGATAAAACCTTTTTTCTTGACAGCAATCTGCGCCCTTTTAAGTAAATCTAAATTTTTTGACGAAATATAACTTTTCGAAAAAACATATCTATTAAAGGGGTTCATATTTCCTCCTTACCAATTTAAAGGTTTTTCTTCCCCAGTAATGGGGCAATCAAAGCAGCCATCAGCATTGATATCCTGCTTATAATCCTCTTTCAGAATTCGATAGAATTCCTCTTCGTTCTTGGCTTCGATCGTGCCGAAGGTAACTCCGTAGTCGCTTTCGAGCTGAAAATGATACTCATGCATCTTCGCACTCCTTTTCATATTCTTTATATTCCTGAACGCGCTTAGCAGTGCGCTCTTTAAGATGCTCTGGGAGCTCGGCGCCCTGATAAAGAAAAGCGCTGTCCTCATAAAGAATATCCATCCACGGTTCAGCGCACGTGGGAAGCGGCTTGTGATACACTTCCACGTCGTCAGGATATTCCCAATTGTGATAATAAACGCAGTGCTTATCTTCGACGACTTGCGTCCAATGGATATCGTGTCCCGTGCGTTCGCCCAAGCTTATAGCCAATGCTTTGCGTCGTTTGACTTCATCTTCGCCTTTATGCCAGTAAGCTTCGTTGTCTTGAACCGTCGCAACTCTGGTGGCAACAACGTGCTCTCCCATGCCATTGGCAAGCGTTACTTTCTGCCCAACCTTCGAAGTTAAGAGTTCTCTTAACTTTTCGATCATGCCATCTTCGCCCCAATACGCTTCTAAATTAAACTCTTCAG